GGATCTGCAGGTACAAATTTTGATACAACTCTACCCATTGGAACATCGTAATAAACTTTTTTAAACGTTGATCCAGCTAATGGTAAATGAAACAACATAGAATCAAACTCTTCTTCATATTCTTTCATTTGATCCATTACTAAATAATTCATGTAATCTTTTACACGAGTTGCTTGTTGTTCTGTTGCAGGAGTTTTAACACCTATAACTTGTGTTCTTACTGGTCCGTCACTTGGTAATAATTCTTTGTATGCTTGTGCTTGAAACTGAGTAACAGCTTCTGCTAAGACTGGGTGCGTTGCACCAGATGCTCCTTGAAATGGTTCAGTTCTATTTTCATATTTAAATCCTAAAAGATCTAAACCTGATTTGTAAGATTGTTCCCAATCTTTTCTTGATGCTTTGTAGTCCATATAGTTGTTAACCATATCACTACCTATTGGCTCTAAAATATCATCAGGTAAAATATCTGCTAAATTATCAAAGTGAGATTCTGTTCCCGGTATGTTTATAGCTCCCGGTTCAAAGTCTATTGTTGCGCCACCATCTTCTTCTGGTATGACCTCCACAGGTCCTTTTTCTTGTTCTGGTTCCTGAACAGCAACTTCTTCTGCTATCTCTTCATCTGAAGGGATATCAAGTTTAGTTCTAGTGTTCGGGAGTCCTTTATCTATATCTGCCATTTAATACTCCTATAGTTTCTTAACACGTTTCATTAGACCTTGCAACCCTTGTGAGTTTGGTCCTGATTCTGGTGGTGGGCCTGACTTATCTCCTCCTGATAAACCTGCAATACCACCATTTGCTAAATTAGCAACTCCACCTGCATCTGCAATTCTTTGTAGTGCATCTTGTTCTTGAAAGGCTGTTCTTAACTGATCTAATCCTGTCAAAGTTGATGTAACTGCAGGGGTAATTCTTGTTGTTGTTTTTTGATTAATAATATCTTGTGGATTAAATCCTCTATCTTCTATCATTTTAATTAATTGTTGATCTGAATATTGAGGATACAATGCTCTCATTTCTTCTTCTCGTTTTTTTAATCTCTGTGCATCAGCTGTTGCACTTTGTGGAATCATCATTCTTCTACCACGTTCTGCCATTGCAAAGTCCTCACCTTTTGCAAATTCTTTTGCAAGTTCTGCCTCCTTATTAATCTGTAATCTAGGACCTAAAGCAAGATTAAAAATAGAATCGGCAAATGCTGTTTTAAGTGGCACACCTGTCTGTAAAGTTTTGTTTAATGCAATACCACCTTCTATTGCAATTTCACTTGCTATAGCTAATGGACCTAACGCATTTTTTACTAATTTACCTGCAGCGGCAGCCTTGTTAGTAAAATTTGTAAGTTTTGCTCTAGCTGCTCTATCACCTTGTTTTGCTTTTTGTGTTAGCTCATCAATAGACTTTTGATATGCTTGCGGCATATTACAATTAACACCATTAGCAAGTCCACATCGAATTTTTAATTGCTTCATAAAAGCAGAAAGACCTTTTATTGGTCCAGTTTTACCAGCCTCTGCTTGTTGTTTAACTATTTTTCTAAATATTGCTTCATCTTTTCTGCTTAAAGTGGTTAAGTCTATTGCATCTTTTGACACTGGCATACCACCAACTTTTCTAATTATCATTGGTTCATTACCTATTGGAAGACCATATTCATCTCTTGGTAAAGTAAACTGATTAAAACCTATAAAATTTTTATATTTTTTTGGTAATTTATCAATTGCACTGTTTACAATTTTTTCTGCACTTTCGTTAAGTTCATCAACACGTTTCATGTAATCAAATGCAGCGCTTTCGTTTTTAGCATTCATAGCCTCCAAAGCTAATCTATTATTTTTTCTAATACCCTCTGATATTCTATTTAAGGTTTTGTCGTAATCTTGCATTGCACGATTCATGCTTCCATCAATAATCGCAACATCATCTGAAGTTAATGGAACTCCACCTGCAATCTGTCTTATGTGATGAAATTGATATTTTTTTGTTCCTGCTGCTCCTGTAGATTCCGTCTCTAATAAATTTGCTTTTCTTCTTATATTAGCCTCTATTTTTTTTGTAGGATCTTTTTTAGATGGTTCTTTTTTAAAAACACGAGTCAGACCATATTCATTTAACCTTGTGGCAATAGTACGTTTAGTAAAAGGTTTGTTATCTTTTGTTTTATAATCTTTTAACACCTCTACAAATTCATTATATGTTTTATCTCTATTATCGTTTACTAATTTAATAAAATTTTCTTTACTTAATTGTTTTTTTTTAAGTTTACCAACTCCACTAATTTCACCTGTGGTGCCTCCTTGCTTAATATTAGATCTTTGCCAAGCTTCTAATTCTTTCCAAAGTTCAAAACCTTTTAGATCTTTGTATTCAGGTTTATTACCGTGTACTTTTTCTGCTATATCTAAAAATTTTTGACCTGGGTTTTTAATTCTCGCTTTATAGTCTATGTACTGCGATCTATCTCCACCAGTGTTTGCTCTTGGACCACCCCTACCATTATACCCTGGTCTCGATCCATCAACCAATGGTGTTACTAGTTGGCCATTGTTGTATCCAGCTCTGCCACCTTCAGCCATACCAAATAATTTTATAAAATTTGCTTTTGCTGATTCTTGAGCTTGTTCTGCTGTCATGTCTAGTGTTATGTCTTTAACAACTAATTGAAGTTGATCTTCTGTTACATAATCAGGTGCATACGGTCTCATGCTGTCAACAATTTCTTGTCTTAATCTTTGTAGTGGAGAACCTCCACCATCAAAATTAATACGACCACCACCGGCCATTGGATTACGGTCCATAAAATCTCTGTATGGATTTTCTTTTGGTGGTAATTTATCTGCTGTAGTTACAATATCTGGATCGTCGTATAAATCTTGAAGCTCTCTAATCGCTTCTTGTAATCTGTCTAACTTGTCTACCATTACTCACCTAACATTCCAGCGATACCGCCTGATGCATAATCAGGGGGATCAAGATCTACAAGATCATTTTCTATATATTCACCTTGTCTTCTAATAACTGCATCCATTTCACTTTCCCCACCTTCTGAAATTTTCTGAGCTTTTTTTCTTCTTTCGATATTTTGCAAAAGTTCTTTCATCGTTGGTTTTTTGCCTGTTGCAAATTCTTTTAGTTTCGATACGTCTGAGTCTAGATCTCTAATACTTGTACCACCAATTTCATCTATTTCTATAGAATAATCATCAGGGCCATCGGCTCTTCCAACTGGACCTGACTCTGCTGTAGTAAACTCTGCTGTTGGTCTTGGATCACCTTCATCAGGTAATGGTTTTTTGTATTGCATTTGTACTGGATCTCCATAAACATTAGCTTCACTTTCATACTCTACTCTAACTGTTCCCTCATCTAAATCTTGTGTTACTCTTACATAATTATCTTCGTCTATTTTTGCTGCGTGTACAATCTGTCGTTCTTTAGTTTGAAAATTTCTAGTTACATCATCACCTTCTCTTATAACTTTGTTAACTAATGCATCAAACCATTCTGGTTTACCAGCAACATCATCTGTTTTAATTATTGGAACGTTCTTGACACCTTTAACTGTTTTTAATGGTTTTAAAACTTTACCGATGATTGGTAGAGACACAAGACCACCAAATATTTTTAAGAACGTTCTTCTGTTCATACCATCTTTTAAACCAATACGACCACCATCTGCCATGTTCTCTGGATCAAAGTCAGGATCATCAGGATCAAAATTAGGGTCTTCTCTAAATGGTCTTTTATTTTTATAATCGTATAAATCAGCTGGATCTCTTTGATTAATCCAATCGTCTGTATCATTAAAAACTTTTTCTGAGTCTTGTTTTGATAAATTTTTGTACTTACCCTCTCTACGTAAAACTTTATTTACTTCTTTCATTGCTGCAACAGGTTCCATACGTGTAATATTATTAATAACATTATCAACACTACCTATTTCTTCTTTAAAAGGTTTACCAAATTTTCCTTCAATAACTTTACCTTGTTTACCAAGTAATGCTTCTGTAATACCTTTAAATTCAGGATCACCTTGAGATATAACTCTAGGTGCTTTAGGTTTATTCATTTCAAGCATGTATTTTATTTGATCTTCGTTCATTGCATCAATATCTATGCCTTGTTTTTGTGCAGACAAAAGATAAGATTGTAATCTTTTTTCAGCTAGTTTTCTAACATTGTCACCAATAGACATAATACCAGATGCTTGACCAGATTTTTTAATTGCATCTTTAAATAATAAATTAAAAAGTATTTGTATTCCTTTTCTAGCTGCCATTAGTAATAATTCCTTTTACGAGCCTCTGCCTTTTCATCTACATAATCTTCAGGGTGACCGATCAGACCGCCCTGCCTGAATCGCATAATTGCTTGTGTCGTAGAATCCACAAGGTCATCATGATCGCCATAAGGGAATGCTGCGCACTCCTCCATGACCTCCTCAGCAAATTTTTGCTCAGGACACCATATCATACCAGATTCAAATAAAGGTGCAACCGCATTTACTCTAGCGTGCTTGTCGTTTCCTTTTGACGGTGTGAAATTGATTACAGGTATATCCATTTTTCTAAGCTCGTATGTGAGGGGCAAACCTGATGCTTTTGCCTCAACTATAACGGATTCTGGCTGCCAGTATTTATATTGCTCTAAGGCCAAACGCCTTAATTCTGGAAACTCATATCTACCTTTAATAGCATCAAGAAGTATAAGATTAGCTCCACTATCCTCGTCTGGATAAAATATACCCCAGGTAGTGATGGCGCTGTAATCAGCTGTCTCTTTTTTCAAAAAAGCTGTATCGTAAGATTGTATAACATGATGTAGTTGTGGAATTGTTTCATGTGTGTATCTTCTCCACCATTCTCGTTTTAATATGGCTCCTTCTTCTGCTGTAGGATTTTGCATCCACTGTGCATTCCACTTTGCAACAGGTAGTGTTGCTTGTACCTTTTCTAATTCATCTAACTTCCAATACTCTGGCCAGACAGGCTTGGGCCGTGTTCCGTGGTCCATGATCGCTGGAAACTCGACCACGTGCCACTGATCAGCTTTCGGTTCCGTCTGGTTCTTTACAAGCATACCTGTTAAATCTTTTGTTGACCAACGTGTCATAACCATAACTATTTTACCACCTGGTTGTAAACGCTGACGTGGACCTGATGTGTACCACTCGTAGGCTGACTCTAATGCAGTCTTAGACATTGCATCTTGTTCAGAATGTGGATCATCTATAATTAGTAGATCAGCACCACGACCAGTGATCGCACCACCAACACCGGCGGCAAAATATTCACCACCATCTGATGTCTCCCAACGTCCTGCTGCTTTACTATCTTCTTGTAATCTTGTTTTAAAAATTTTTGTGTAATCTTCCGAGTCGATTA